CGACGCCGATCTACCGCGACGAGGGGCACGCGCTCTCGAGCAAGCACTACAAGCCCAACGAGCACCTGTGGTACTTCACTGACCACGGGCTGCAGATGTTCATGCGCGAGTTCGGGTTCGCGTGCATCGAGCAGAACACCCTCGAGTCCGATGCCGGCAGGGAGGGAATCGGCAGCTATGTCTTCGCCAGGCGACCCTAGACTCGTGACGATCGCGATGGCCGTCTACGGCCAGCCGCTCATGCTCGACGTGTGGTTCGAGACCATTCGGTCCTACACGGCAGAGATGCTGGCCGAGCTCGAGCTCGTCATCGTGGACGACTGCGGCTCCCCCGTCGCCGAGATCCCCGAGGACATCCAGGCCCTGCTGCCCTGCCAGCTGTTCCGGGTGACCGAGGACATCCCGTGGAATCAGCCAGGCGCCCGCAACCTGGCGCTCGAGCACGTCAAGACCAGGCTGGTCCTGTTCGTCGACCCCGACATGGTCTTCCCGAAGGCCATGATGGAGAAGATGCTCATGGCCGGCGCCGAGCTCGAGGAGCACCGGGTCATCCGCTACCAGCTGCGCCACCGGATGGGCCATGCGAAGGGCCACATCGACCCGAGCTCGCCGAACACCTGGTTCATGCACGCGGACGACTTCCGGCGGGTGGGAGGCTACGACGAGGACTACAGCGGCCACAAGGGCTGGTCGGATGTCCAGCTCCTCGACATCATGAGGACCGTTTTCAAGGTCCGGCACGACCCGACGCTGTACGCCGAGTTCTACTCGAGGAAGGAAATCGACGACGCGGACGTCCAGTCGCTCGATCGCTGCGTGAAGCACAACAAGTACATCCGGCTCGGCAAGGTGCGCCAGGCGAACCTCACTGGCGGGTGGGGCAAGTACGCTCGAGACGTCGTCTGTAAGCGCCCGAGCCTGCGGTTCAAGTGGGAGCGTGTGCTGTGACGACGCTCGAGCTCGAGGACATCAGGAACGAGCGCATCCGCAAGCAGCGGGAGTGGTATCTGTCCGACGACGGTTTCCTCGACTTCGTGCGCGACAGCGGCGCGGCGCCCGACGCGGTCTACCAGCCGCACGGCAAGTACTGCCAGTCGCTCATCACCTGGAACGAGACGCCCGACCCCGAGATCGTCGGCGTCTTCCGCTTCAAGGGCAAGCTCGTGCTGTGGCCTCGAGGCAGCTTCAAGAGCCAGGTCTTCAACGTCGGCCAGGTCGCCTGGCTGATCGCTCGCGATCCGAACCTTCGCATCCTGGTGACGTCAGAGGTGGCGCGCCAGGCCAAGAAGTTCGTCGCCGAGACCATGAAGATCATCGAGTCGGAGTGGTTCAAGGAGCTCTTCGGCGATCACACGCAGGGCGAGTGGAAGCCTGGTAGCGGCACGTTCACGAGCTCGCTCCGCACGCGCCGCGGCATCAAGGACCCGACCCTCGCCGCGGCCGGCGTGGGTGAGGTCCAGACCGGCGCGCACTGGGACTTCGTCTTCATGGACGACATCTGCTCGCAGGAGAACACGAAGACGCCCGAGTCCATCGAGGCGCTGTGGGACTGGTTCGGCGAGATCCAGGCGCAGCTCGACCCGGGCATCCTCGCCCCCGACGGCGTGACGATCTGGGGTGGTCGCCTGTTCATCATCGGCACGCTGCACCACTACTCGGACATCTACTGCAAGATCATGGAGGACCCCGAGCTCGCCGCCGACTTCGACATCAGCCAGCACGCCTGGTCGGATCCAGTCGTCGACCCGAAGGGCACCGAGCCGGCCAAGCTGTTCTTCCCCGGCCGCCTGACGCGGACGTTCGTCGCGGAGAAGAAGCGCCGGCTCTCGAGCAGGCTCTTCGCGTGCTTCTATGAGAACCAGCCAATGACAGCCGACAAGCAGCTGTTCCGGCCTGAGTTCTTCCGCAGCATCCCCGACGAGAACATCCCCCACTCGGTCTGGACTTACATCCTCACCGACTTCGCGTTCATTGCCGACGAGAAGAAGAAGAAGCGCGCCGACCTGACGGTGTTCTGGGTCATCTCGCTCGACTGCAACCGGGTCGCGTACGTGCTCGACGTTGTGATCGGGCGGTGGAAGCCGAGCGACTCCGTACGCATCGCGTGCGACCTGTGGAACCGCTACCAGTGGGCGAACCTCAAGGGCATGACGGTCGAGAAGACGTGCTACAACGAGCTCCTCTCCTCGGTCTTCGAAGAGGTGCGCCGGCAGACGCACATCATGCCCAAGTTCATCCAGATCGGCGGTCGATCGCAGGAGGTCAAGGACATGCGGATCGAGGCGTCAGAGCCTCGCTGGCGCGAGGGCGACATCTACTTCGCGCAGAGCTTCCGCGACAGCGTTCGCAAGTGGCGGCCGATGTTCGACGCGATGCGGAAGTGGCCGTTCACAACGCACGACGACGTGCCGGATGCTCAGAGCGACCTGGACAAGAAGGACGAAGGCCACCCGGGGCACCCGGTGTTCTACTGCCCACACCCGCCAGTCGGTTGGGCCGCGCAGCCGATGCAGCGACACCAGCCGGACATGGTGAATGGCAGGTTCAATCCGGACCGCAATTACCCGGCAGAGGAGTTCACCAAAGCCAACCAACGAGGACACGACCTATGGGGACGATCAAGCTCTACGACCCAACAACAGCACCCCGGGGGAGAGCCCCGAAAGCCAAGCGACAGTATCTGGGAGCCGCCACAGAATCCGCAAACGCCGTGGCCGTGATCCTGGTCAAGCACTTCGGCCAGCAGCAGTGGATCCTGCAGTGCATGACGGGCATCCAGGAGTGCGTGCAGAACTGCGTCGAGCAGCTGTCAGGCACGATGGCTCCGACGCCGGCGCAACCGATCGGTCAGGGCGGCCAGTACGCCTTCCCCGCGCGCACGGCCGAGGAGCTCCAGGCGTCACGCCAGGCCGCGGCGCACGCCGGCCAGGTCTCGGCCGCGCACAATGACCAGCTCGCCGCGCAGGCGCAGGCCGACCAGGCGCTCGCGAACGGACAACTCGATATGTTCGCCGTGCTGCAGAACGCAGCCGGCACCGCCGATCCAGCAACCCAGGGAATGCCAGCGCAGGAGGCGCAGCCTAGTGAACCAGCAACCGACGATTGGATCCTTTGAGTGCGAGCAGTGTGGACGCACGATGAAGTCACAGCCGCTCGGGCAGCACATGTTCTGCTCGAGGCGATGCAACCGCGCGTACGTTGCCGAACAGGCCAAGAAGGGCCAGGAGGAGAATGATGCTCGACATCGTCATGCCAGCGCACGCCCCTAACTTCGACCGGATGGCGTACCGCGGCGTGAAGCACGCCGGCCGGGACACGGGCCTCTCGATCCTCGGGTCCCTCCCGTCGGCGATCGACCTGGTCGGCACGCCTGGCAAGGTGGTGCTGTCCCTGCAGGGCGGCGAGCGTGAGAACTTCGAGGCCGCCGAGTCGTACCTCGAGAGCCAGGCGCTCACCTGGCAGATCGTCCACAACGACGAGATCAGCACGTACCGCCAGGCGCTCATGGATGGCCTGGCGCAGTGCCAGTCCCCGCTCGTCGCGGTGATCCCGCCGTGGATCGAGGTGACCGACCCGCAGTGGGTGCAGCGTATGATCTGGTCCATCGGGAAAGATCAGACCTGCCTGCTCTGCGCGACGTACGAGGAGCAGGGCGGCGCGAAGGACCTGGCTCCGAACATCGTGAACCCGCGCATCTGGCCTGGCGGCGACTTCTTCGTCGCCAGGCGGGACAAGCTGGTCGAGAACCTGATTCTCGGGCAGACCGAGGACGTCACCAAGGAGCTCGCCGAGTCAGCGGCGCTGAACGGCTGGCGGATCTGGGCGCACCCCGGCGTGCGCTTCACCTACCACGAACACCATGCCCACACGCGCAAGAGTACTCCCCAAAAGGCCCGGGTCCCCGCCGCGGATAGCGATAGCGGACGATCGTCGGCTCCTCTTCAGTGACGACTACCGCGAGGGCTGGCTCTGGGGCTTCGAGGCGATCGGCTGCGAGGTCCAGTCGTTCGACATCTCCGAGCTCCGCAAGGGCCTGAACGTCGGCGGCATTCCGTCGGCGCTCTCGATGGGTCGGAACTACGCGGCGAAGCCGCTCGGCGAGCAGATCGCGAACTGGGGGCCGGACCTGGTCTTCGCCCACCACGGGCGCGCGGCCAGCCACCCGATGTTCCTCGAGCGCCTGCGGTCGCGCGGCGTGCGGACCGCGTGCTACCTGTGCGACGAGCCGTACGAGACGGGCGAGACGATCACGTACAGCAAGCACTACGACCTGGTGTTCACGATGGACCCCTGCACGATCGAGCCCCACCGGCTCACCAGGGCCAGGCGCGACAGCGTCTACTACCTTCCGCCAGGCGTCCACACCGACCGTTTCACGCCGCAGCCGTACTTCACCGAGGAGGGAACGCTGCAGCGTGACATCCCGGCGTTTTTCCTGGGCAACGGCACCCTGGTCCCGCGGCCGAGCTTCTTCGAGCCGGTCGACCGCCTGGTCGACGGCGCGGTGTTCAAGTACCTGCGGACGGTCTCGAAGGCCCACAAGAAGGACTGGATCCCGCT